CCTACCAATGAAGGGTTTTTAGATACAGGAACCAGAAAAAATGGAGTTTGGGAAGGAATAACAAAGAAGAAAGAAGATGATTTACTGTCCTTAAATACTGAAAAACTCCAAAAAACATCAAAAGAAGACCCAGTACTTTATGATTGGGCTAGTTCAATTGGTGGTGGTAGTAATCAGGTTTTTGTATCAAGTTTTAGTGAAGCGGGGAATAATAACACCCTTCCTCCTTATAAATTAGGTGACTTCTTTAATTTTTGGAAAGATGGTAAATTAAACACTAGTGGATTAAATGCAAATGCTTATTTAAGGTTCCTAGCAGAAAACTCGGTCGGTCTTATACCTAGATCTTCCGTAAGGTCCCAAAGACAAGCAAGAGCATTAGCATTAGATGAAGCACTAGCCCTTCTTGTTGTAGCTCGAGATGAATTAGAGAAAACTAGTAAATCAAGAAGATGGAGATTACCTGGTGGAGAGATTCCTGGCGTAAGCTCTTTAATCAGTAGTGGAGTACTTAGTGGAGCAAAAGACTTACTTAATGCTGGAATCAAAAAAGCGGTAGTACAAGAAGCAGTAGATTTTTCAATTCCTCAAAATAGACCTACTGATGAAACAAAAGAATGGACACCTCTATCTAACAAATCAGAGGGAACTTATTATGTTTCGAATAGCACTACGGACTTCAAAAACAAAAGGAAAGGTATTCAAAAAGCCCAAGATAGTTTAAATTCAGTAATAAAGAAAAAAGCTGTCGTCTCTGGAAACATAGATAAGCTAAAAAGTAAGATTAATGAGGGTAGAAGCAAGCTCAATGAGGCCAGTAAACTAGTGCTTAACCTTCAAGATAGTTTAAATAGTTTAAAGAGCAAACAAAGTGCCTTAAGAGAAACTGCTGCCGATTATGCAAGCCTAAAAAGTGAAGCAACAAGTCAACTAAGTGCTTGTAATGAAAAAATATCTACCGCCACTGATAGACTAAACGAAGCAGTACAAAATACCAACGAACAACAAGGATGGTATGATGCTGCAGTAAACGAAAATAATGAGTACAAGAATAGGTTTAATGAGTGGCAAGCAGCTAATCCAGGAAAAGATCCTTCAGAATGGTCAGAGTACAGTGATTATAATGAATCTGCTTTAAATGTTGGATACGAAAAAACCATACTTGAACAAAATAAAAGCCTAGAAACTGATGCTCGTAATGATTTAAACTCACTGCAAGAAGAAAAAAGTGGTTTAGAAAGTGATATAAGTTCATTCACAGGAGAAGAACAGACTTGTACGGAAGCAGCTAATGAACTAAATGAACCTATTGAAGCAACAGAGAGTGAATTATCTGATGCAATAGATGAAAGAGATGGTATAGTTAGTGAAGTAAATCAAGATCAAGATACATTAAGTGAAGAGGAAGCTAATGAGAATGAACTAACCGAACAAGAGAAAGAGGCTCAAGCAACGTTAGAACAGGAATTAGATTCCGACAGTAGTGAAGCAGATGAAGATCCAAAAGTTTATGCTTTCAATCAACATTATCTACAAGGATCTGGTCTTCAATTAACTTTAAAGGATCTATGTAATATTGATGCAGCTAGTATAAAAACCGTACAGCAATTAAAAGAAACCATTATATCTAGTCCTTTCATGTTTTCTCCTAATAAAATGACTTCTACCAATCAAGATAGCTCAATTGTTTCTACGTTGGATGTTAATAATAGTTGGGAAGTTATATTGGAGCCTTATTATGGTTACGATAATGGAGCTACTTCATTCTTACCTCATATAGAAGAAATAAATTATATAAATAGAAAAGAACATGGTATAAAAACCAGGTATTCTAGTTATCTTCCAATTACTGGCTTTGATCTAACTAAAGAAGAATATACCAGCAAGGAGATAGGTTTATATAGTGGTTCTTTCGCAATTCCTGATCTAATGACTTATAGAAATGAGCTGAGATTAAGCTTTGTAGATGATCAATATAAATCACTTAGACGATATTTTGAATTATGTGCAAAAGCTTCTACATATGAATCTAATCCTCATATAAAAAACAATACCAAAGTTGTTACAGAGATAGATAAAAACTATCGATTTATAGCTCCTTATAGAAACGTAACATTTAGGTGCATTATTTATTCAATGACTCCACAAAAGAGTACTATCAATAAATACGATCTCTTACTTGTTATGCTTAATATGTCAGAAGTTCGAAGTGGAGATATAATGGCAGGAGGACAAGATTTAACAGTTGGATTTAGTATAGTTGGAGAAAACCCAATTCTATATATGTCAAAAGAAGACGAAGAAAGAGCACAAAAGGAAAAGAACGATTTTTTCAGTATCAATAGTGATAAATTAAAGAATTCAGCTGAGAAGAATAAAGTGTGGAAAGAGAATAGGTTTAAATCTCAGAAAACAAGTGCTCTAAGTAACTTGGCGAATAGTGGAATCGGAATAATAACTTAAGTAGTATGTATATTAAATTAGGAAAAACAAGAATTAATTATCTCACGCCTAGTACTAATGACAATATTATCTTAAGTGAAGTAATTAGATCAAGTATTCAGTATCAATATCCAGTATATGTAAGAAACCTAGATGAACTGAATATTTGGTTTGGACAGGATTTTAAGGAGTATGCATATTTTAGTAAGCTCCTTAATATGAATGCAACTTTATATTTAACCGGTCCATTACAAGACAAGAGATTAATTGATAAAGAAGCAGGTGATGTAGATTGGTATGATTGGGAAACTAAGTATGTAGATAAACTCCCTTCTATTGGCTTACCTGAGAAGAAGTATATTATAAATGGAACGAGTGACATCTATATATGGTATGAGATTGATGAAAATACTCATACTTTTATAAATGTTCTCGACCTTCCACAAGAACTTCAATCTTTTAAAAGTCAGTCACTAGAAAATAGAGATACATTAGTTATCTGGGAAGATGGTATATATGCAAGCCCATCTTATGGAAATATCTCTTTACCTGCAGGATACATAGAGGGCGTTGATTTAGAAGACCTAGATTCAGATGACCTAAAGAGTGAAAAGATTTGTTTAGTTTTTAAATTTTCTGAAGATACTGAGAAACCAAACCGTTATATAGTATTCAACGATAAATGTTACTATTGGGGAAGTAAACCAGAGCTAAAGGGTGAATATACTTATATAGCAACTTCTAAATCATTAAGTGGTGTTTTAAGTGAGGATGAAGGTTTTGTAGTTAGTGGATCAAAAGCATATTCTAAAAGCATTCGAACCGTTAATTACTTTACCTGTAATATAACATTTACTCCTTCATATACTGATTCAAGTAATGTAGTCTATGAGAAGTTTAAGAATGATCCCCACGTAGAGTTTACTTCTAAAACACTAGGAACAGATGAGCTTAATCCAATAGAGATATCATTTAATTCTGATTCTGATGAGCTAAATATATCTAGGTTTGGTTATTCTGAGTATTATTTCCCTCAAGATGGTATAGATTTTTACGACGATATCACAAATCGATCTAAACTAGTGAATTGTGAGGTAATAGGTGATTTTGAGTGGAGTTCAGGTGATTGGAGTATGAGTGGGGCAGTAAATGAGAATATAGAAAGCTTAAATAGATCATTGGAGATACTTACAGATAATGATGTACAAGCTGATTTTCTATTTATTGATTCCTATGAAGACTATAAAGAAAACCCTGATGAAACTAAAGTAAAAGATCTATTAAGTGGTGTAATAGAAAAATGGCCAAACTCACAAATACTAGTACAGAATAGTGCGAGTGACTTTGAATTTAATTTTGTAGAAGAAAATAATAAAATACTCTACTTCTTTAATTCTTTGCAATTAGAAGGGGACTATATGCCAGGTTGGTGTATATTCTTAGATGGATTGCTTACAAATAGCTTTGATTTTAAAAACAGTACTTTAATATATCCAGACATAATACAAGATAAAATAAATGCTTGGATATATGAAGGATATAAGCTAGAGATCAGGAATTTTATAGAGAAGTGGTATGTTAAAGATGGAAAACCTGACATCTCATATAATATAGAAGCAGATGAAAGAAAACAGGATTTAGAGTCTTATAAATCTAATTATCTAACCTCTGCTGATTATTATAACTTCTATGAAAAATTATTTGATGGAGCTCAGTACAATACTTCTGGCTTGATGAGATTTGTAATAGATAAAGTAAATAGAGAGATAAATAAGAATTTTGAAGGATTTATCGGAGAAAGAAATTATTCTAAATTAAGAGACTTATTGACTACGGTTCTTAGAAAAGTAGCGGTTGGTTATAGAATAATCAATAGTATCAATGTAAATGACTTCAAAATAGATAATAGACATAATTCTTTGAAGATCACCGTACAAATAGAAATAAGTGACCTAGAAAAGAATAATATAATAACAGACATAGAGTTAAATTATAGTAAGTAAACATGGCAAGTGTAGCAAGTTTAGTAAGCTCTAATGGCTTACAAATGGATTTCATTAATTATGATAACTATAAGGAGAACAATAAAGAGTTTCTTAGAGGTGATCTTTGGGAACTTAAGGTAACTGCTCCTCCTAAGATAGTTTATTATCCTGGAGATGATATTTTCAATAAACGTCTTCAAAGTGTTCAGGTTGGATTGGACTATAGTGTTATTGGCATTGAAAAACAAATGAGAGGCAATTATGCAATCTATCAACAGGCTGATCAATCAACCTATGGAACACTAACACTGACATTTACTGATCGTGAAGATCAAGCAATTACTTATTTTGCTCAAGATTGGCGTAATAAAGTAGCTGATCCCGATTGTAAATACTCATTCAGAAAAGATGATCTTGTAATGGACTGTGAGTTGCATATTACTAACTCAAGTCGTATTGATGTTCGTGTATTGAAGTTCTTTAACTGTCAGATAACTGATGCTCAGTACGATGAAAGTGGAGCCCCTCAGGCTGGAGTTGATAGAGCCGATGTAACTATAGGACTTAGATTTGAACATTACTCACGCTCTTTTGAAAATATTTAATTATGAAATTTCAACAAAAACAATTTAGTGAAGAATCTAGGGCTATCTTTGTAGAGTTTATCTGCAGAATAGAAGGTTGGAAGACAAGATGTAAGAATCTTCATTGGGCCGCACCTAGAAAGAATATTCATGAGTATCTAGATGATTTCCTCGGTATTCTTAGTGATTATCAGGACAGTATTGCAGAGGGATTTATGGGAATTTCTTCTCAACTAAAACCTCTTGAGATTAATGGTATAAACTGTGCATGTCCTAGTGCAAATGAATTTATTGATGAGGTTTCTAAGTATACAGAGGCTTTCTACAAAATGATTCCTGTAGGAACAGAATGGAAAGGTATAACAAGTGAAACCGAAACTTTTATCCAGAATATTAAAAAATACGATTACTTATTTAGTTTGTGTAATAATTAGAGATGATCATAAATGTATCGCTCTTACCAAGCGGTGGATATGGATATAAATTCCCCAGCATTAACGTTGAACCTTTGGATTTTATAGGAATAACACATTACCTAGAAAATTGTCCAAAAGACGACGAGCTGGGGAAATATATCTATGACTACGACTTATTGTGTAAGGATGACAGAAATGTCAGAGATTTATATATAATGGATATTGATTTTTTGATGTTTTACAAGAAATTGATAACAGTATCTGATGACTTAAAGTATCAAATAGAAGTTAAGTGTCCTCATTGTGGAAAATCAGTGAAAAAGGTTATTAACTTTGAAACAGATATCCATTTCAAACAGGCTGACTCACGTATAATGAACGGAGCCAGAATAAACTTAGGGGAACATAAATATGAAACAATTGTTCCAACTGGCAAAGATTTTATGAAGGTGTTGAATTTATACACCCGTTATAGAAAAATTGCTGATATAAAAATGATAAAGACTATCGCATTGATCCAAGATTTTGAAACAATGGCAAACCAAGTGGAGAATGACGTTCTTCACGCAACGCATAGTGACATAACGTTACTCATGGCGCTTAGAGATTTATATTATAATCGCCTTGAGCCAGTACAAGTGGTGTGTCCAGAATGCACAGAAGAAGGAGGTAATATAGCAGTAAGCGTCGAATCACTTACTACTGACTT